GATGCAGTGGCACGCACAATCATCTGTCGTGTGCGTAGTTGTCTCTCAATCTGTGCCTCGGCCAGACTGATGAAGTCAGGAATAACTGAAGTCAGATCAGACCGATTAAGCCAATCGGCCAGCGATGACTTCAATTCTGTGTAGGTGCTCAGTGCCATTTAGACTGCCTCTTTTTCGAGCTGTTCTTTCATCACCCAAGTGTGTTCATGTCGGAATTCAAATGTGCCAATGTGTCCGATTTCTTTCGAGACATCATGGTCAATATACACCTTGAAGCCCAACTCCTGCGCCTTTTTGCAGAAGAACACATCCTCGCCCATGTAGCCGCGAGTCTCATACTGCCAAGGCATATCAAACCACGGCTCAGTCATTCCCTGAAACACTTCGCGCTTGATTAGCATCACGCCAGTGCCAACAGAGCCGATTTCTTCCAAACCAGTGGATTCAGGCATGGTGTAGACCGGCTGACGCTTGCCGTTCTCATCGTAATTCTGCGCCGTTGGACCTGTGGGCATTCTGCGTCTGGCGCAGTTTGTAGCCACGATGTCCACATCATGCGCCAGCAATCGGCCAATCATGTCCTGCGGGAAAGTCATGTCGGAGTCAATAAACAGAATGTGGCTGCAACCTTCACGCATTGCGTCCAAACACAAATCAGCACGCTGGTTTTGAATCAGCGTGCCTTGCAGTATCTTGAGGCTCACAGCGTCAGTGGTGTTGAGCGTGTGATACGCCACCATGTTGACCATGCAATAGGTGTAATTGGTGTGAACCATGTCACGCGCTGGCGTGCAGACTGCGATGTATTTCATACTTGACCTGGCCTCACTCTGAAGAACCTGTTATCGGGATCGTTTAACCACTTCTTCATGTAAACCGGATCATCTATCTTGCCTTCAGCCTTTAATTGAAAGTAAACCGTCTCAGGAATGCTGGCAACATGATGCCATTCACCCTTCCAGTTTGCTTTGTTGTCAATGGCGGCAAAGTCGCGCTTGTTGGCCTCAATGACTGATGTCAAATCCTGAGTTGTCTGAATCGTTGCCTCATCAGTGTCCTCGTTGTAGTGCCAAGTGCGTGTGATCCCCTTGTCGGGGTTTGCATCAAAAAATCGTTTTTCCATGTAAGTAGGGGAGGATTTCTCCTCCCCTTTCCTCTTATTTGATTAAGAAGTGATCAAGTCAGCGGCCAAGCCGTGAGCATTTTCAGCCAACACTTTGTGCGCAAATTCGATGAGCAGCATACGCTTCTCAGCGTCACCGGTCTTCGCCAACTCGACTTGCTGATATGGACGCAGAACAGCCATCTTTGCGTACTCAGGATCAAGCACCCACGCATCGCGCTCGCGCTGGAAGCGGTTGGCAATGACTTGCACATTGCCAAAGTCGGACACATAAATGTCCACCGCGCCGATCAATGTCGCTGGCTTTGCACCGCCATCAATGTTGAAACGGCTGGATGCGATACCAGAGAAACCAGACACGCGCTGCTTGTTGACAGGACCGCACATCAGAATCTTTGGAGTACCGCCAGCAGTCCATACTTTCTGAATCACATTCTTCAAAATGGTTTCAGTGAAAGTACGCACATTGCCGTCAGTGCGAGCACTGTTGGGCAGGGTGGTGTAGCTAGGGTCAACGCCGTTGGTTTGCTTGTCGGTGTTGGTCTTGATGAACGCCTGCAAGCTGGCAGTCGTGCGAGCCGCACTTGTGCTACCGGCAGCAGCCACTTCACCATTCAACATGGTGAATTCTTGGTCACGCTTCAACTCAGCACCGCGCTTGGCGATCTGATAAGCCAACTCAGAACGCCGTCCTGCTTTGTTGACCACTTCTTCAGTGTTTGACAAGATGATGGTCTTGCGAGCAATTTGCGCGTAGTTTTGCAAACGCACAGTCGCGGTCACTGAATCAAACGATGAGACATCATCGCCTTCCAGTTGAGCATTGGCGGCGGCTGCGGAGAGTGAATCGACTTGCCACTCAAACAGAGTGTTGGTGATGTTCTCGCGTCCAATGTTGGAAATGTATGGTGTCTCTTCTGGAGAGATATTGGTGATGACATTTGAAAGGTCTTCACGGATACCCTTTGCAGAGTAAGTCGTGAATGTGTTCGTTACGATAGACATGATGGATTCCTTATTTCAAAAGTTTGAAGATTGCATCAGCCGCGTCATCGACACGGCCAGTTTTTGCTAGACGCTGTTGTGCTCGCATCGCTTCTGTATTGTTGGAGACTCGCCCTGCTGCGCCAGGCTTGGCAGGTCTTGGCCCATTGTTCGTCACCGGCTTGATCTGTCCACGCTTGGACATCATCTGGTCATACAGTGCCGCCTTACGCAGCAACACAACCGCCCTGTGATCCACAACATTCTTCAGTTCATCAGGTGAGAACCCAGCCTTTTGGCCGAATTGAACAAGCATTGCCTTCTCGGCTGCCGCCTTCTTTGAGTCTTTCCACTCAGGAATGGCGGCCATCAAAGCCTCTTGCTCCTGCTGCAACATCTGATCGTGATATTGCCTCTGCTCTTGCTGTGACAACTCAGAGAGTCGCTGCTTTTCCGCTTGGATCGCCGCGTTCTTCTCTTGGTTATCACGCATCAACTCGCGCTGCCTTACCCATTCGATGGGGTCTTCCTGATAAAGACGATCCCAGTCAATGTTTGGCTGCGCTGCCTGCTGAACCTGTGCCTCTAGAGCACCCAACAAATGAGCGTACTGCTCGCGCTCGGCACGCACTGCCTGCAACTCGACTTCGGTCTGTTTCCTGACCTCCGCGATTTGCTGCGTTTTGCGTGTGTAATCCTGAGTCCTTGAATATCCCTTTTGGAGTTCCTCCAGCGTCACCTCGACTTCTTTACCGTCAACTTTTACGGTGAAGACTTGTGGCTGTTCTTCCTCCTCGGAATCTTCCTCTTCTTCGGATTGTTCGGAATCAGTTTCATCGCTGTCCGCGTCTGCATCGGTCAGCAACTCCTCTTCTTCCGCCGCGCCCTCTTCGGGCAACTGCGCCTCTTGGTCTTCCTCTTGTCCCTGTTCGGGGAGCAATCCCTCAAGTGCATTGGCCGCTTCGGCCATATTCATCGGACCCTGAACAACACTCGCCGCTGGCGTTGGTGCTACTGTTTGCATTGGTCTATTTCCTCAATTAAACAAGATTTTTTTGTGCTCGCTCAATGGCACGCTGTGCCACCTTGCCGTTATCAATCAATTTGATCAATTCATTTTTGAAATTCTCAATGGCACGCAACTGCGCCCAACAGATTTCGCGCTTGGCAACTTCCTCGGGTTTGCTGTTCTCAAACTCCCAGTGCAAGTCGCCACGCATCTTCTCAATCGCAGTCGAGAAAACCTCGTCCTGCATAAACTGCTCGGACTTGCGCCCTTTCCTGACCTGTTCTTCGTTCATTGCGCCATTCCATTGAAGTTAATAGGTGGTGGCGGGACGCTGGCCGCCGTCTGCACAGCCTGCTGCACAATCGCCGCCTCTTGCTTCATCGCCTCTCGGTCAATGTTCTGCATGGCCACAATTTCTGCCGTCCCAATTTGTGTCTGGTACTTTAACTCTAATTCGTACTTCTTGAGCATTAAGTCTTGTGCCAATTGATCTCTTCGATAATCGTCATCGCGGATCATCTGCTCGCGCTTCAATTCCAGCTCGGCAGCCTTCTTCTGGATGTCAGCTTGGATAGACTGCGCCTGCACCTGCGCCAGCACTTCTTCGGGTGTCGGTTTCGGTGCGTCTTCTTGTGGCATCTGGTAGTCGGCAGGCAGTGCTTGGAAATAGCTTGATGCGTCTTTGAAGCCTGACAACTCAATGATCTTCTGAATCGTGCGGATGTACATCGCTGGTGTCACCACAGGATTGCCCAAGCCAAACTGCTGCATGATCTGCTCTTGCTTGCCAGCAATCATGGTCAGTGCTTGGATGCGGTCATTGGTGTCACCGTTACCCAAGCCAATGTTGATTGATACATCCATGGAGTTATTCCAGACGCGTGGGTCAATCTCCACCCACTCATTACGCAGGCGCACCATGCGGGGCTTGTCTTGGTGGGTGGTGATCAGGTACAGAATGCCCTTAAACAGCTTCTTCATGCCCTCGGCCAAGAGTCGAGCTTGCAACTCCAAACGGCTTTGGCTGGCGCTCACGGTGGCCGCCACAGCAGCCTTGGTAGTGGACTGCAAAGCGTCAGGGTCTAAACCCATGGCGGCTTTGCTCATGCCGGTACGGTCTTCGCGCATTGCGTCCATGTAGTCCAACATGGGGAATGCGGCCTGTCCGACAAAGGGTGAGCTGAACGGTTGCACCATGCCTGGCGCTCTCATCCGAATAATTGCACCTGTCTCGTTGTTCAGCACATCGTCAATGTTGACCTGTCCTTCCACCACTGCTGTGCGTGGATGGATCGACTGCGCCAGCGAGTCCAAGGTGTTTCGCAATATTTCGGACTTGATTTCCTGAATGTCGTGCGTCAGATCGAATACTGACATGGCTTCCAATGGGCTGGTGTGTGGCTCTGGATCACATGGGAAGTCCACAAATGGGATGTAGCTGGCCGGAAGATTCCGCACCACGGTGTAGCCTGAACCCATGCAACAAACCTTACGCAACTCAGCGATGCCGTCACCGTCATAGTCCACGCGCATATAGGACTCGACATACAAAACACGGCGTTGGCCAGGATTCAGACTGTCACCCGCGCCCAAGGTGGTGGAGAGTGGCTGACGCGCCAAATACTCATCATTGGAGTCCAAGTCGGTGCTGGAGATGTTCTCCTCAATCTCCTCCAGCTCGTAGCCCATCTTGAGCAAATCGTCCACGGTTGCCATCTGACGGTGGGCGATGATGCCTGCATCCTCAAATGATCTCGCTCTGCGGTCAATGATCAACTCTTCAGGCGGCACAGCCATGATGCGGATACGCCCATCTTTGGTGGTGCGCTTGATCTGCACATCGTGCAACATGGGTTGCTGCATAGGCATTGGCAAGCCGGTGGCCGGATCAACCTGTGGCTGCATCATGTCCATGGGCATTGATGGGTCAGGATAGCTGACCACAATCTTGACCTCTGCACCCTCTTGCATCAGTACTTGTACGGTCTGGTCATCGAGTCCCGAGTACTCGTCAATCTTGACCTCATCCACCTCATCCCACCAGTACTTGGCAATGCCGCATTTGCGTACCAGCGAGTCTTTGAACAACGCATAGGTGGTCATGAAACCGTTGTTGTCGTTGGTGAAGACATAGTTGGCGTAGTCAGTCGCCTGCTGTGCGCCTGTCACATCTTCAGGACCGCGAGGCACAAATTCCACGACATTCTCACTGCTGAAAAACACACGCATGAGGCTTGGCAGCATGGCTGACACCGTGTCGCGCACTTCCATGGCCACGACTTGGCTTCGCCCATCTTCCTCATTGCCAAAGGGGTCGCCACGGTAATACTCAGTTCCCTTGGCTCGGATGGGGGAGACATCAGAGTCGATGTAGCTGACAGCGTCCTCCAACTCGCCAGAGACGATGCCCTGCAACTCGGTGTCGTCCATCGGCTCAATGGCCGCGATGTCGGTGCTGATGTTCATGTCGTTGATCATTTCTTGTTCCTTGCAGATATGGCTTTTGCCGTTTTCCTAGCATCGGCCTTACTTGACGCGCCCCACGCCTTCAGACTCAACAGCAAGCGCGTTGGCTCGCCGTTTTTGTACTCGGGGCCTGGCATATTGCCCATTCTCGCAAGGAATGAGGCCCTGCGCGGGTTGTCGCCACTCTTGACAGGCGCTTTCAGATTCATGCCCTCGGCTTTTGCGCTGGCGCGTCCCTTCGCATTCAGGCCGCCACTCGGATTCTTTCCCTCTTTACGCTGCCACGCGGGTGTCTTCATAGGGCACTTTCTTCAAAATCACATACATGGAGTCAACTGCTCGCGGCAGTCGCAGTATTTCATCTTGTGGCAATTCTAGGCTTGCACCGTAATTGCTGAGACTCATTTGCAAATGCGTCAACTCAAACCGACTACCTTTCCAGCCCAAGTACCACGCCCACTCGCAGTAATACACCCAAGATTTTTCGTTGAACGCACGCACATGAGTCGGGTCTTGCCACGCGCCATGACTCAAGTCATAGGGCACATGAATGTGCATCTCGCCGCCTTCACGCAACAAATCCCGACAGTTGGTCATGGCCGTCACCAAGTCCGGTATGTGCTCCAACACATCATTGGCGATGATCCTGTCAAAGCAAAAAGGCTTAATAGTCACCAGCCCAACTGGTGACTGTATGACTTCACCTAGTGACAATTTGCAAATATCCAGCACCCAATCAGCGCCAACATCTGCACGAATGTCAGCATTCACGCAGTCAGGCTTGTAGTCCTTGCCCGAACCCAGATTAAGAGTTAAACCATTGCTTGGCATATTCAGGTCTGTGTTTACGCAGCCACGGCATGGCCTGCTGAATCAGTCTTTCGCCATTTTGTCCAATTGTCTGGCTGCCAATATGGTGCACATATGACCGACTCAAGTAGTGGTGAAAGCCTGCGGCTCTCAAATCCTCGCAGTGCACATCATCGGAATACCAATTCAGCGGAGGAAACTTGGCCGCGCTCCACGCATCAGCGCCAATCCATGCAAAGATAGGGGATGGGCATTCCAGCGGCACAATTGCGTCTTCATAGGGGTACTTGA